CGGCTACAGCTCCGGCTACGGCCGCGGCTACAGCTCCGGCTACGGCCGCGGCTCCGGCTACGGCTGTCATTTCTGGGGTGAAAAACATGCATGATTTAACCTCCCAGATGATTTGGAAAAACAATGGGTTAGACGCCATGATCTTTGAATCCGAGGATATAGATTTCGGTACTCGAACACCGCGTTTTTTGAAATTTAAAACATCCCCACAGGAGCCCACAAAATGAGCCCAAGAACGGTCAGTTGGTTTTCATGCGGTGCCGCCAGTGCGGTTGCGACCAAATTGGTGCGCCCGGACGTGATCGCCTATTGCGAAACCGGGGCCGAACACCCGGACAATAAGCGGTTCATGGCGGACTGTGAAAAGTGGTTTGGTCAGGAAATCACCATTCTGCAAAACCCGAAGTTTTCTAGCACCTGGGATGTATGGGAAAAGCGCAAATACATTTCCGGCATTGCGGGTGCGCCCTGCACATCTGAATTGAAGGTTGCCCCGCGCCTTGCCTTTGAGCGCCCGACGGATATCCACGTCTTTGGATACACGGCAGACGTCCCGGACGTGACCCGCGCCGCAGCTCTGATTGAAAATTGGCCGCACCTGGATTGCGTATTCCCATTGATTGAGCGCGGCATCAAGAAAGCCGCCTGTCTCGCAATGGTCGAGGGTGCTGGAATTGCCAACCCCATTACCTATGCAATGGGCTTCCCAAATGCCAACTGCATCCCCTGTTGTAAGGCGACCAGCCCCGCCTATTGGGCGTTGGTGCGTGTACACTTTCCTGTCGAGTTTGCCCGCATGGCGGCGCTAAGTCGGAAGCTTGGTGCGAGGCTGGCCCGGATCAATGACGTGCGTATTTTCATTGATGAAATCCCCGCCGACTACCCCACCACAGAACCAATCGCGCCGGAGTGCGACTTCCTTTGCGCCCTGGCAGAAGAGGAATTTCAAACGTCCCAAACCGGACAGACGCAACAATCTGACCCGAACAACGTAACCGATTGAAACGATCGCCGCTCTTATGAACTCGCAAAATGCTGACGCGCAAAAGGCTCAAGTTCCGCACACCGGCAAGCTTCGGCCACTGCACTTCTCACCTCTTGACAGTCGCGCTAAATGCTTAATGAACTATTTGGAGGATTGATCGATGCAACTACCAGATATAGCCCTTTCCGTTCGGCAGCCCTGGGCATGGGCCATCATCCACGCCCACAAGGATATTGAGAACCGCAGCACCGCAGCCGTGCGCCACGGCATGACGACGCGCCGCATCTGTATCCACGCCAGCAAGGGCATGACCAAGGATGAATACTCGGATGACGGCCACTTCATTCAAAAGACTTCCTGCCTCCCCGTGCCGCGCCCTGACAAGCTGATACGCGGTGGGATCATTGGTGTTGTGACCGTCACAGCGATTGTGAGCGAACATACAAGCCCATGGTTCTTTGGCCCGCGTGGCTTGGTACTGACAGATCATGTTGCCGTCGATCCGATCCCGGCAGTCGGCCAGCTTGGCTATTTCAAATGGCAAGAGAGCGGCGAACTGGACGCGCCTAAGCCATGGATGGTGGCTTGGCCGGAAGAACCGCGTCGCAAGACGAAACAAAAACCAGAACCCGAACCGGCACCCATGCCGCTGTTCGGCTAGGAGGCCAGATCATGGCAGATGAGTTGTTTGCGGAAATCGAACGGCTTGACCTCAAAACGTCCGACCAAAGGAACAAAGGAAAAAGCTAATGGCTATCCACGAAAAGGAATACGCAAAATGAGTAACTGTAAAGAGAAAAAAATGAGAGAGGTTGAGTTTGAAATCGCTTCTGAAAGACAACGCCAAATTGAGGTAGAGGGCTGGACTCCCGAACATGACGACGGCCACTCAGACGGCCAGCTTGCTATTGCAGCATCAATATACGCGATGTTTGCAGCAGATGCCGCAAGCCACGATCAAGCACTTAGACTTTTTCAAGATAACGCGTACCCAGACAATTGGCCGTGGCACGCAGAGTGGTTCAAGCCAAAAGACCGCCGTCACGATCTGATCCGTGCCGCCGCGTTGATCGTCGCGGAAATCGAACGGCTTGACCGCAAAACGTCCGACCAAAGGAACAAAGGAAAAAGCTAATGGATATCCACGAAAAGGAATACGTGACTGTAAAATACTCAGCGACTGTCAGCGCCAAGTACTCGGGAGAAATGCTCATGCCCAAAGAGATTTGGGAGGCTTGTGACAACGAGATGTATTTGTGGGGCGACGAAGCCGAAATCTTCTTGAAGGAAAATCTTGCACTAGATAACCCCGGCGCTATCGATTTTGAATTTTCTGACGTGGAAATAGACAGCGCACAACTGTCAAGTTCCGAACAGGCCACTACAGGGCCTTCCAATAAAGAGAAGGAGAAAAGAACAATGCTTAAAAACAAAATCAATGAAATCGTGATCACCGCCCATGACGCCAGCCGGAAAGCCGGATGGTGGACCGGTGCAAATCTCAATGACCACCAGACCGTTCCAACAAAGCTTTGCTTGATCCACAGCGAGATCAGCGAAGCGATGGAAGGCCACCGCAAAGACCTGATGGACAACAAGCTTCCACACCGAAAAATGGTTGAGGTCGAACTGGCGGATGCGCTCATTCGCATTGCCGATCTTGCCGGGGCTATGGGCATGGACCTGGGCGGGGCGGTTGTTGAAAAGATGGCCTACAACATTCAGCGGGCAGACCACAAGCATGAGAACCGCGTCGTCAAAGGTGGCAAATCGTACTGATCTATCAGGAGCCCGCACAGGGCGCATGAAAGGAAAGAAAATGTTTTTTAGAGCAGTACCCTACGCAGACGAAGACGATAACGTGGTTGAGCCAATGGACAAGTGGATGATTTTCGCCAGCAACGAAGAAGGTGGGGAGGAATGGTATCCCATTTCCAACACGTAATCGTGTCAAATGGCTTACGTTAGCCGCCACTGCATTTGATATGATCTATGAAGGTGAGGGGGAAATCCAGATCAGCGTGAAAGCGTCGAAATCAGATGCTCACCACCATCAAAATAAGACGGCGGACGACTACAGTGAGCCATCCGCCGCTTAAGATTTCGAGTGTTCCACGCAATTGCCCTAGAAAGCAGCGTGGACCAGAACCCTAGAAGAAAAAAAGGAGACGAGCATGGTTTGGCATACCATCCGGAGACTACCGGTAAGCCGCTAAGTTAGCGGCCTAACCCACCTGCCCCCTTCCATAAGGGGTAAGGAGCAGGGGCGTTGCCTGTCCATGGGGTAGCGCCCTTGTGCATTTTTATGATACCATAACGATGCTTAAAGACAAAATAAATGTTCCCCCCAAGTCAGAATGCTTGCCCTGTCTGGGCTTTTGGGTTTCATAGAAATAATCTCCCCTACAGCATCTTCGCGCATCCACGTCACCCCGGCGTGACCGATTTCCGGGGAGTAGATCATACTTTTCCTTTTAAAAAGTGTCTGTGGCTAACCTATTGGCCTCGGCCACAAGAATATCCACACCCTTTTCGTAAAAGGGTGTGTACCATGATTTTTTTGGTAAAATATCTTGGTGAAAACACCAGACCAACATTTGTTCAAGATCAAGTTGGTCTGTTTTCACCATGCCAACGTGGTGAAAATTTAAATCGGCAAGAGCCGCTTGAGCTTGTACTGTGGCCACGAAGGTCATTCTGGGCCACCACAAACGCTTAATCATTATGGACGATCCGTCGTCGTCCTCATCATTTGTTGAGATCACGAATGACCATTCTGGGATGATGATCTGGGGATAATTGGCGTAGCTAGCGGATTGCACCAAATCTCTCAGCCGCAGAAGAGCCGGGCCGGAAAGACCCCGATCACCATTTTCTAATCGCTTAACGGTCTGAAAGACATTTTTCCCGTCATATCCAATGATATGGCCGAAGTCCGTCAGTCCTAACTCCACGCCAAGGATTTTGCCGAGCAGGGTGCGCGCGGTGCGTACCATGCCGCCAGCAGGTGTTTTATTTGTGGTTTCATTTTTCATTTTTAATATTATTTTTCAGGGGTAGAAGAGCATCCCCAAATCGAGGGGAACTGCACCCATTTTTCTTAATTTTATCATGATCATCGCAACCTATTTCTTCGCGTAGGTTGCGATAGGCGTTGCGCATAACTTCAGAATCCTTGCAATAGATTTTGTCATTACCTATATCCCAGGTAAAGTATGCCTCAAGATCAAGATAAAATTCTAACTGAGGATTTATTTTATGGTTTTTTAAGAAACAATCCTCATATGTTTGCATTAATTGTTCGATATAAGAAATTCTTTCATTTACTTTTGTTTTTATTCCAAGTTTAATTGTTGAAGGATTTATGTTTTTAAGTAGTTTTATTTGATATTTGTATAAAGCTACTAGATTTTTGTTTCGGGGTTTTCCCTGCACCATCTCCACCCATGTGGGATAATTTTTATCGCTGGCGCTGGCGCGGGTTTCCGCACCCGGGGTATGATAGTCTTTATATTTTGAAAACCCTTTGGCCTTCATGAGATGTTTCAGAAACGCGTCCCGAAAATCCTTGTTCATGTGGATTATTATCCAAAGTGTTTGTAGTGGGTGTTTATCTAGTAATCTACTGAGGTCCACTTTTTGGGTGTCTATGTCTGTGCAGGGCTTGATTGCACTACGCATAGATGCCATAAATTCGTCTCTGGCGTATTCGGAGTAATCCTCATTATCAGCATGGTTCTCAATGTTGATAATTAGTTCTGAATTTTTAACCATTAGTAATATTTCTTTTTTAGTAATTCTGTCGTCCAAGTTTTTAAGGGTGGTTTTTGTCATGATAATTTGATCCTTTTTACGGGTTTTCTTTCCCAGATTTTTCTGTACACTCTTTTATGAGGTGGGCTTTGTTCATTTTTCTTAGTGATGTTGATAATATTTCAATAAAGTCTTGGTCCGGGAAGCCGGACGTCAATTCCCAGGTCAACATCTGACATAATTCTGCTTCTGTTCGGAGTCGGGGTGGGGGAGGGTTTTTGATCAACTCCCGCGCTCTATGCGCGGCGTTTTTGTCCACGACATGGCAGTTATAATATCCTGCTTTGTCTCGCAAACTTCCTGCATAAACCTTAAATTGTTCGACTGCGCATTCATCGCAGTCGGGGCGGATCATGTAGATGATTGCAATCATCTCTCGGCCATCGTCGGCGATTTTATGTTGGTCTGACCAGCCATATTCCCAGCCGTCAGCATCACAAATTACATTTTGCAATTCGGTGGTTTCCACGTCTTCTTCAAGATATTGGCGCTGTACCCGTGCATCACGGGCGGCCTTCCAGGTTTTACTTTTGGTCATTTTTTTGTCTCCGTATCTGTTAAGGCTTTCCGCAGGTCAGCATAGCCGTCAACGGCGTTGTTTGACCGGACATAATCTTCTCCTTTTTAAAAGGTGAGCCGCATTGGCTCCCGATTACTTATACTAGCCTAAGGCTCGTGCAATGTATACCTTTTTTTTGGTGGTGTCTCAACGCCTTGTTATCCATATATAAAAGCAGAGCAATGCTAAATCTGCGCTTTTTTGCAAACTGAACATAATTCTGCATGCGGTCTATCTCCCGCGTTGGAAAGGCGACCTAAAGCGCGTTTTTAGGTAGTCAGAAGCCCATTCTCTTAACGTGTTGGTATGGCACTAAACGCGAGATCACACAAGAAACCAAAGCGCACCGTTTCGGTTAAGAAACTAGCGGTGCATCCTGGCGGGCGGCCGACAAAGTATGAAGAGAGGTTTGCAGAGCAAGCTTACGTCGCATGCGTGCGTTTAGGTGCGTCCGATGATGACCTTGCCGCTCTCTTTGGTATTGACCTCGGCACCCTTGCTCTTTGGGCATGGGACAATGAGGCATTTTTCAATGCCATTACACCAAAACCAGAAGATTTTGACGCTGTACAAGCAAAACGAGATGCAAGCCGTGCTAAACGACAAGCGAAGAGGCGGGTTTATGAGCGAGAGCGCCGCCGCCATGACCCATCACTTCGATTAATGCAATCATTTCGGGCTCGGTTTCATGCTGCCATTGACATGACGGACTCATCTCAGCGTATTAAGTGTTGGGCGCTCCAAAACATGCAGCCACTATGGGCGCGAGAAAATATGATGAAAGGGGCAAAGCAATGTCAGGCTTAACCCCAAAGCAAGAAAGTTTCTGTCAGGCTTTTATCGAGACCGGGAACGCCTCAGAAGCTTATCGGCAGGTTTACAACACAAAAAAGATGAAGCTCGAGACGGTCCACCGTTCGGCTAAGGAATTGATGGACAACCCCAAGATTGCCGCAAGGGTCGATGAAATTAATGCTGAGCACCGGGATCGCCATGACGTGACGGTAGATAGTCTAACAGATGAGCTTGAAATAGCGCGTGATCTAGCTGTTGGAATTGAAAGCCCTGCTGCTGCCGTTTCGGCAACTATGGGAAAAGCCAGACTACATGGTCTTTTGACAGAAAAACATGAGCACACAGGCAAGGATGGCAAAGACCTCGTACCAGAGATGTCGGCAAATGAAGCGGGGCGTCGCTTGGCGTTCATTTTTGCCCAGGCATTGAACGCCAAAACCAAATCTGAGTCCGATACTGGAGATAATAATGATGATTAATGTGCTTCATACCATTGACATTGTGACGGACGCGGCAGGGGACTTCTCCGTCGCTACCCAAGACATTGATGGCGCGATCCTTCAGATGCGATACGTCAAGGCAGCGGCCAACGACCTAGACGCGAACTGGGACTTGACCATTGCGGGGACTAAGACGGGCCTTCCGATTGCCACCATCGTCAATATCACGGCGGCGTCTCAAGGCTGGGCTCCCCGGCAATCCACGCACGCGGTTGATGGCACGGCGTCGCTTTACGCTGGTGCCGGGGAGCCAGTCGAGGCACCTATTTATATCGGCGGTGAAAGCCTGACTGTGACGGTGGCACAAGGCGGAAACGTGCAGTCCGGAACCCTATACATCTGGGCTGGACAACCTTGATGTCGGAAAATTCTCTACCGCAAGCAACTATCTCGCCACGATCCAGAATGCGTAAGCATCCGTGCCGGGCGGGTCCCGGTTAACCATCGCCCGTTCTCCGGGCCAGCAAATACAATAAGCATGAAGGAGATATTACTATGGATACCTCATACGGCAGCGCCACATCAATTCACGGATCGCGTCTGGGATTGCTCAATGATGAAAGTGGTCGCTTGATCTCGGAGGGCCGGGTTCTTGCCCCCGGCGTCACGACAGACGGAGATATTCGCTATGTCAGTTCGGTAACGGGCGCTACAGGTGTCTCGGGTTTCAGCCCAAAAACGCCAGTTTCGACAATTGACGAAGCGGTAGGCCTTTGCACGGCAGACCAAGGCGATGTGATCGTGGTTCTCCCCGGGCACGCTGAAGTGGTCATTGCGGCCGCTGGGCTTGCTCTGGATATTTCCGGAATCACAATCGTCGGCATCGGCAGTGGTGCTAACCAGCCCACCGTCACGTTTACCACGGCGGCCACGGCGGATATGGACGTCGATGCGGCCAACATCACGGTCGAAAACATCCATTTCGTCTCCGGTTTTGCCGACATCGTGGCTATGATCGACGTCAACGCTGATGACTTCACGCTCCGCGGCTGTCGCTTTAGCCAAAGCGCGGTTGATCTGAACGCTCTGATCTGCGTTCAGGATGCTGCGGCCGGCGGTTCTGACCGCATCACGATCGAAGTCTGTACCGCCATCATGTACGATGCGGCCAACACCCACTTCGTGAACTTCGCGGGTACTGGTGACGGACACATCGTTTGGAAAAATACCTTGATCGGTGATTGGGGAACGATGGCGGTGGGTGGTGCTGGTGTGATCACGTACTGCAATATCGTTGATAACATCATCAACAACGCCACGACCACGGTTGATGCCTGCGTTAATTTGGCGGCTACGGCCACTGGCAATGTCGTGGGTAACGATTGTGCGGGTGCCGCAGTCCAGGCCAACGGCGTTACGGCCACTGCTTGCCTTATCTCTCGCAACTACTACGGCGTTCTGGCAGAAGACCTGAGCGCTATCCTCGATCCTATCGCCACCTAATAGGCGATAGGTTGACAAACCCCGGCGCTGGAGAGCCTGGTGCCGGGGAGAGTCTTCACAAGGCAGGACAGACCAGTGGACACACTTGAATCCATCATTGACACACTGACCAACGCTTCACCTGAAATCCGCGAGAAAATGATTGCTATGGCGGCTGGTGTACAGGATAGATGGGTTCCCAACCCCGGACCGCAGACCGATGCTTATTTCAGCGAAGCAGATTGCCTTCTGTACGGAGGGGCTCCCGGAGGTGGAAAAGGTCTAGACTTGCAAACACTTATCCCGAGCCCGAATGGATTTATCCCTATGGGGGAACTTCAAGTAGGGGACGTGATTTTTGACAAGGATGGGGCTCAGTGCCGCGTTGTTTTCAAATCTGCCATCCATAACCGGCGTTGTTTTGAGATCACCTTCTCAGATGGAACTAAAGTCGTGGCCGATGACGAGCATCAATGGCTTGTCCGGTCACGTCGAGAACGCCAACGGGCCTGGGGCTCAAGTAATGAACGGCGGGCCACGCGCCGCGCAACTCGGGCGAAGCGGGGAACTGGTAAGCGCCCTGACCTTGCTCTGAGAAATTCAGCCACCGCCAAGACGAGCAACCTCCCGCTTGAGGGCGTTCGGCGCACTGACGCCCTTATTGATGATGTGCGCGTGGGGGTAGATAACCGCATCAACTATAGCGTTGATATGGCGAAGCCGCTCCAGACAGATATGATTGATCTTCTCATTGATCCTTATGTTCTGGGGGCTTGGCTTGGCGATGGATCTACAAGTTCTGGTGCCATGACGGGCATTGATGAAGATATATTCTTGAATGTTGCCAACGCTGGATATATCGTCACGCGTCATGCTGATCCTATATCAAGGGGTGTTCTTGGTCTTAAGGTCCAGCTACGCCAGCTTGGCGTCTTGGGCAATAAACATATTCCGCCGACCTATCTGCGGGCCGACGTTAGCCAGCGGCTTGCGCTTTTGCAGGGCCTCATGGATACGGATGGCCACTGCGACAGGCGCGGCCAGTGCGAAATCCAACTGACATGCAGGGCGCTGATTGATGGCGTTCATGAATTGCTATCATCCCTCGGTATTAAGGCTCAAATGCATGAAGGCGATGCGAAACTTAATGGACGGGTGACGAGCAAGAAGTGGCGATTGAAATTCCTCACAGATTTGCCGGCGTTCAAGCTACCAAGGAAGTTAATCCGGCAGAAACGTGCAGGGTTCAGGGGAACTCATAATGTTCGTTTTATTACAGACATAACAGAGGTTACAAGCCGCCCAACTCAGTGCATCCAAGTGGATAGCCCAAGAAGCACCTATCTATGCGGCGAGGCGATGATCCCAACACACAACACGAATCTAATCCTAGGTCTGGCATTTAATCAGCACAAGCGCTCCATGATCCTGCGACGACAATATACCGACCTTGACCGCATTACGGCGGACGCCATAGCCATTCATGGTAGCCGTGTCGGGTTCAATGGGTCCTCCCCGCCTAAGCTGAGGATCAGCGACAGCCAAGTCATTTCATTCCGCGCTGCTGCGAAGATCGGCGATGAGCAGGGCACCATGGGCCAAGGCCGCGATCTCCTATGCGTCGGGAAAGGAACACCTGTGCTAATGGCGTCAGGCGAGTACAAGCCTATTGAGTCACTAAGGCAGGGCGATGTATTGAGGACTTTGGGCGGGTCACACCGAGTTACAAAGGTGCACCCTGTCCAACGCAAAGAAAGCGTTATGGTTTCTGTGGTCGGGAAAGACGGTGCGGTAATCGCAACGCAAATTCAATCTAAGAATCATCGCCTTCTTTTAGCGCCAACCACCTTGGGGTGGGAGCGCCGCGATAAGTCCGGCGTATCTCACCCTTCCTCGTCTTGCGTATCCAGGCAAACCCATTCCGCTTGGCGATCGCCTTTATCGTTCGAGTGCTTATGTGCAGTATGGCGGCGGATTGTCGAATTGAAAGATGTATATCCTCGGCGTGCTTTCGAATGGCTTCAATTTGCTCTTTTGTGGCGTTTGCCGCATTTGTCGGTGATTGGCGCTTGCGCGGTTCCACAAGATCAGGAAAGTGTTTCCGTAGGGTCATGTGTGTCATCCCCAAGAAAATGGCTGCATTCTTTACCGAACGGCCTTCTAGGGCCTTCGCTACGGCTTCCCGAGATGGGCGGCGTGGTGCGTAATACTCTACGGCGCGTTTCCTGGAATGAAGTTGACGATGCGCCTTCTCTGTCATCACTTGCAAGTTCTCAGGGGCATTGTTTAGAGGGTCATTATCCTTGTGATGGACTACCTCTCTTTCGGCCCACTTTTGGCTCCGGTGGAGAGGGCGACCAGCTATGTCTTCTCCGATTAAACGATGCTGGGCAACCCACCCCCAGCGACTTGCAAGATGGTGATATGGGCAATACTCCCAGATATACCTCCCATAAAGGGTTGTATATCCACCCTTATAGGTCGGATGTTTGTTGTAGCAACGAACCTCTGGAAGCTTTTTCATTTTTCACCAAATCAGTTGGGGTGCGCAATCTCTACGATATCGAAGTGGAAGATGTAAATCACTATATAACATATGGGGGGGTGGTCAATTCTAACTGTATTGATGAGGCCACACAGTTCGCCGAGTCCCAAATCCGTTTCATGATGGGGTGGGTACGTTCTGAAGACCCTGACCAACGATGCCGCACAGTTTTAGCCACCAATCCACCGCTTACCCCTGAAGGCCTATGGGTGGTGAAGATGTTTGCGCCGTGGCTCGATCCTAGGTATCCTAACCATGCCGAACCCGGCGAGCTTCGTTGGATTATTTCTGATGAAGACGGCAAAGACCTGTGGGTTGAGGGTCCAGATGATGCTCGCATGATACTTGGCAAGATGCGCCGTCCGACGTCTCGAACGTATATCCCGTCTTCGGTACGCGATAACCCGTTTTATGCGGGCACCTCATATGAAGACACCTTGGATGGTATGTCTGAGCCGTTCCGTTCACTCTTGCTTGGTGGGTTTCGTACCGAGTTCAAAGACGTTAAAAACCAAATTATGCCGACGCAATGGGTGATCGCGGCACAACAGCGCTGGACGGCGACCCCTCCTGATGGCGTGCCCATGTGTTCAATTGGCGTGGATTGCACGGGTGGTGGCGCTGATCCTCTGGTAATGGCTCCGCGGTATGATGGATGGTTTGCACCGCTCAAGAGAATAGAAGGCAAGGATATTCCCTTGGAAACCATAGGCAGCACGACGGTAGGCCACATCATGCAGGTGCGCAAGGGCCTGGCTAAGGTGGTGCTGGATATGGGCGGCGGCTACGGTGGGCCAGCCTATGAGCACCTGAAGGATAACGAAATTCCAACGATCGCATATAGGGGCTCGGAAGGCTCCCGAGCCCGCACGCGCGATCGGCAGTATGGCTTCACTAACAAGCGCACGGAAGCGCTATGGAGATTCCGCGAGGCCTTGGACCCTGACAAGGAAAGCGGTTCGCCAATTATGTTGCCGACAAACCATCCAAATTTAGTGGCCGATCTTACCGCAGCGACATTTGAAGTTGTGAACGGTAAGATTAAGGCTGAAACCAAGGAATCTGTGTGTTCTCTTCTTGGCAGGTCAACGGATGAAGGCGACGCCGTCATTATGGCCTGGTCTGGGGGCGACACGCTGTCGAACCGAAAGGGTGGCGATTGGAATCGCAAACATAAAATCCCGAAGGTTGTTATGTCACATCAAGCAAAAAGGAGACATTGATATGAGTGGTATTTTTGGTGGCGCTCCACCCGCGGTTCAACCGCTTCCCCCTCCCAAACCGCCTGCTCCGATGCCTGCACCGGAAGGTGACCCGCAGGTTAAAGCGGCACGGCGCAAGAAGATCTCGGCACAACAGCAACGTTCCGGGCGCGCTTCAACGATATTATCGCAAGGTGGCGGCGGTGAAAAACTTGGCGGTGGCTAATATGCACACGTCAATAAAGTCAGTTATTGAAACGTCACAGCGGCTGTTTTCAAAGCGCACGTCGCTCTTGGAATATTGGCAGACCGTGGGGGAAAACTTCTACCCAGAGCGGGCTGATTTTACGACGGTGCATGACCTCGGCGATGAGTTCATGGAGCACTTGACGACATCATATCCTGTGTTGGCGCGGCGCGACTTGGGCAACGCCCTGTCGGCCATGCTGCGCACCGATGATTGGTTCTCTATGAGCATCGCGCGCAAAGACCTTTTGGACACTGAGGGCAAAGAATGGCTTGAATGGGCTGGTGGCACCCAGCGCCGAGCCATGTATGACCGCGATGCGATGTTCACCAGGGCTACCAAGGAAGGCGATCACGACTTTGCCAGCTTTGGCCAGACGGTAATCTCCATCGAACTGAACAAGCTGGGCACCAAATTCCTGTACCGCTGTCACCATCTGCGCGATGTGGCGTGGGCCGAGAACGATGAAGGAAAGATCGACTACATTGCCAAGACGTGGGAACCTGAAGCTCGTCAATTGGCGCGCAAGTTCCCGGATACGGTTGACCAGCGGGTTAAGACCGCGGCGACCAAAGACCCGTTCAAGAAGATCAAATGCCGCCATGTTGTCATGCCGACCGAGATGTGGGAAGGGCGTTCTAAGGGGTGGAAACAGCCATATGTGACGTTGTATATTGATGAGGAGAATGAAACCATTCTCGAAGAGGCCGGATCATGGGGGACTATCTACCAAATCCCTCGGTGGCAGACAGTATCTGGTTCACAATATGCTTATTCTCCCGCCACTATCGCAGCTCTTCCAGACGCCCGCTTGATCCAGGCTGTGACCTTGACGCTCCTTGACGCTGGTGAAATGAACGCCCGTCCGCCCATGTTGGCGGTTGGTGAGGCCATCCGTTCGGATATCAACCTGACTTCTGGTGGGGTGACCATCGTTGATGCCGATTATGATGAGCGCCTTGGCGAAGTGTTGCGTCCCCTGAGCCAAGACAAGAGCGGCATTCCAGCCGGGTTTAACATCCGTGACGAAGTGAAAGATATGATTGGCGAGGCGTTCTACCTGAACAAGCTGTCTCTTCCGTCCGCAGAAATCGGCGGGAATATGACGGCATTTGAGGTTGGACAGCGTGTGCAAGAATACATCCGCCAAGCTTTGCCGTTGTTTGAGCCCATGGAAACTGAATACAACGGCGCGATTTGCGAGGCCACGTTTGACCTTGGCATGCGCAATGGGCTCTTCGGACCTCTTGATACCATCCCGGAATCGCTTCGCAACCACGATGTCCAGTTCCGTTTTGTCTCTCCGCTCTCCGAAGCGATCGAACGCAAAGATGGTTCCACTTTCATGGAGGCCAAGCAATTGTTGGCGACAGCGGCCGAGATTGATCCATCGACCACCGCCATGTTGGATGCTCCGACTGCGTTGCGCGCAGCACTATCCGGTATTGGTGTGCCGACCAAGTGGACGCGCGACGAGAAGACCGTGAATGATCTTGCCAAGGCACATGAGCAAAAGGTTGCCCAAGCCGAGACGATGGCCACGGTTCAACAGGGCGCGGCGGTGGCTGAACAGGTTGGTGGCGCTGCTGAAGCCATCCAGAAAGTTCAACAGGTGGCGGCACAATGACGAAACGTTCCCCGTATCAGGTATGGAAGTCGGCACCGTTCACACTGGCCGATGCAAAGGCGCTTCAGGCCATTGCCCAAGGTATTGCCAATGAAGACCAGCAAAAGCGCGCATTGCGCTGGGTAGTGAACAACGCCGGCATTATCAATCGCAGCACCTACCAGCCTGGCGGGCTGGACGGGGAGCGAGACAGCAATTTCGCCCAAGGGCGCAGATTTGTTGGTATACAGGTCATGCGGCTAGTTACAACAAACCTCGAAGAATTGAAGACAGACGCCGCAATTCAGCGTGAAGACCATGTGGTCGAACAAACAGAATGATGAAGGATTAAAGAATATGGCTGACGACACCCCTAACGATCCGGCTCCGGCTCCGGCGACGGCCGACCCTGCACCAGCACCAAAGGCAATTGATGGTGCTGACCCTGATCCAGACCCACCCTCGTCGACATGGCATGAGGGCTGGCGTCAAGATATCGCCAAGGCACACGTCGGGGCTGACAGCGGCGATGCCTACGATAAGGAACTGAAGCGCCTGGAGCGCATGTCAAACCCAGCAGATGCATACAAATCCATGCGCGAACTGGAAACGCGCGTTTCGTCGGGTGACCTGCGCGCGACGTCTGAGTTCCCCGCCGAAGGAACCGATGAAGACAAGGCCAAGTGGCGCACCGATAACGGTGTTCCCTCAGAAGCGTCTGGGTACATGGACTCCCTGGAAGGTATTGTTATCGGCGAAGCAGACAAGGCCTTGGTCGACAGCTTCTTGGCATCATCGCATGACAAGAACATGCCCCCGGAAGCCGTAAAGGCGGCAGTCGATTGGTATTACCAAACCCAGGAGCAAAACGCGGCAGACCAAGCAAGTGTTGATGTCGAATTCCACAATGAATCCGTTGAATCCCTGCGCGAGGAAATGGGCCCGGAATATCAGCGCAACATGCAGGACCTTAAATCCTGGCTGGCAGGGGCTCCGGACGGGCTATCCGATAATCTGTTCGGCGCACGTCTGGCCGATGGCACGCTGTTGGGTGATAATCCTGGCACGTTGTCATGGCTGGTTTCGCAGATGCGGGAAATCAACCCTCTGTCCACGGTCATTCCTGGCACTGGTGGCGGCGAAGCCATGGCGTCCGTCGAGCAGGAAATCAAGGAGATTCAAACTATGATCGCCACGGAACCTAGCAAATACTGGGCTGATAAGGCTAAGCAGGACCGTTTTGCCAAGCTTGTTTCAGCCCGTGACCGCCAAAAAACCAAGGCAGCATGATACATAAAACCAGTTTTTAGGTTCATATCATCTGCACTATCTACCATTGGGGCCAGTCGGGATAACTCGGTTGGTCCCTTGGCCGTCCGGCCCCTGACAAGTCGTAAACAAAGACGGCCCCGTAGGCGGTCGAACGGCCCCGCATAGGGTAACCCGTGAAACCAGTCAATGTCGGATAACCCGTTGGCGTTGGAAATTTAACCCAACTCTTTCGGAGATTTATCGAAATGGCTGACACAGCATTCCAAACAGCATACCGCGAGGAATTCATCCCCGCGTTTGAATATGGGCAATCGCGCTTGCGCACCGCCTGTGTGACCGAAACCGTTATCAGCGGCAATTCCGCTGTCTTCCTCGTTGCGGGCACTGGTGGCGCTTCAGCTGTGACCCGTGGCGTTAACGGCATGATCCCGGCTCGTCCAGACGATCTGACGCAAAACACCGCTACCTTGGCTGAATGGCATGACAAGCCTCGGCGGACCAAGTTCAACATCTTTGGTTCCCAGGGTGACGGCCGCCGCATCATGCAACAGGGCTCGATCAAGGTTATCAACCGCAAGGTCGATTCCGACATCATCGCCCAGCTCGATACCGCAACCAACGACACCGGTGCATCTGCTACCGCATCGCTGGCCATGGTGGCAAAGTCCAAGGCGATCCTCGGCAATAATGAGATTGATACTTCTGACATCGACAACATGTTTGCCCTCGCCTCTCCGGCGTTCATGGCCTACTTGTTGCAGGTCAAGGAATTCGCCCACGCAGATTATGTCGAAACCAAGCCGTTGACTGGCCCTGCACGCACGTACATTCGTTGGGCGGGCGTCAACTGGATCGAACATCCGCAACTGACCGGTGCCGGTACGGCTACCGAGAAATGCTACATGTTCCACCGCGATGCCATTGGCCACGCGATGGACACCGACAACATGGACGTCGCTGCTGGCTACAACGAGGAAGACAGCTACTACTGGGCTCGTTGTTCCACGTTTATGGGTTCGAAGCTTCTGCAAAATAGCGGCGTAGTTCAAATGAAACATGACGGCTCGGCATACGTCGCCAGCTAATTTATAGGATACAAAAAAATGGCTTATGCAACTACCAACCCTCCAACCCTGATCGGTGATTTTGTAGGTGGTCAAGGAGCTATCTGGCTTTATCGCTCGACGGACGTTGACAGCGCTGTGAACGCGGCTGGCTACTTTTCCAATGGAGACGCCCTTGGGATGGCTGCCGGAGATATCGTTTTTGTTATCGACACCACCACCCCCAAAGGATCTCTGCACTATGTCAGTGCGGTTACCACCGGCGGTGCTGCTACCACGGCATTCGGTGCTGTGGCCTAAGCCTGACAAGATAACCTGGGGGGCGGTGCTCCCCAGGAATTGTTCCTCAAATCTGATAAGGACTTTTCAACATGCGTGACAAGATGAAAGAATCCCGGTTCAAGCCAATTGAATATATGCGCTCGCGCTATCGCGCCGTGACCGAAGAAGGTTGCACCATCGACACCGTACTTGATCCCACCTATTTTGCTCACGTCGCGCACATTATCCGGCCCGGCGATGAAATCCTTGTCGTCGCTGAAGATGATGCCTTTCGGCTCGACCTCGTCGTCGCCGACACCGGCCCGCAGTGGGTGCGCACGCGCGTGCTTCACAAATGGGATTGGTCAGAGACGAACGAAGCCGACACCACAAGCGACAAGCCACTCGTACAAGCGGATTATGTGCGTGTCTGGAAGGGCCCGCACAACTTGCACTGCATTCAACGCACGTCGGACAAGACTATCGTCCAGAAGCAAATACGTGACAAAGGCGAAGCCGAAAAGATCGCGGCAAACTACGCACCAAAAGCGGCATAATGATGGGATCAGGACGTGGCGACACAGCTACAACTTTATAACCGCGCCCTGCGCATCCTCAAGGAGCGCCGTCTTTCTTCCCTGACTGAAAAGCAGGAATCCAGATATCTTCTTGATCAGGTATGGGATGAGGGCGGCGTTCGTGCGTGCCTGTCCAAGGGGCACTGGAATTCCGCCATGCGGACCATCCAGATTGAATACACGTCTGCGGTTGAACCTGGTTTCGGTCTGCGTCGCGCCTTTGTGAAG